ACAGACTTGATTCTGCATATGTGGGCTCTAACGTCAACACCGCGCAAAGTTTGTTTGGTGTTGGCGTAACGTTATCTGCAAGCACTGTTTATGAGTTTGAAGCTGTTATTTTGCTTAGTAAGTCTGCGGGAACGACATCCCACACAGTATCTTATGGGTTTGGTGGCACAGCTACAGTAAACAATATAGGTGGGTTTGTTGATTCACAATACTCTCTGACATCTTTTGCTGCTCCTATAACTACAGCAGGTAACTTTCAACGTAGCGGAATCATTAGTACAGCTACAGTCACACCTATTGCTGCAGCTACCGCAGCATCGCAATTTCATACTGCAATAATCAAAGGCACAGTATCAATCAACGCTGGCGGCACATTCATTCCTCAGTACACGCTGTCTGCCGCACCAGGCGGGGCTTATTCAACAGCCGCTGGTAGCTTTATTCGAATTGCGCCAATTGGCGCATCTGGTGCTAACACTTCAGTAGGAGCATGGGCATGAGCTTAATTCTTTCAGGAACTGATGGTTTGTCTGCGGTGGACGGTTCAGCAGCCACGCCAGCCATCCGAGGCGCAGACGAAAACACAGGCATTTTCTTTCCTGCGGCTGACACCATTGCTTTTACTGAGGGCGGTACGGAAGCCATGCGTATCGACTCCAGCGGTAACTTGCTGGTGGGGACTACGAATAGCGCACAAAACGCTGGCAATGGTGTAAAGATTTTACCGAGAGGCAATGTTTCTGTCGTAAACGATGGGTCTACTGGCGGTGGGGATGGTTTTAATTTCTACAACTCAACCGCTAGTGCATATCGTTTTTATGTGACTGGTGCAGGGGTTATCAATGCAACCAGCACGACCATTACCGCCATCTCTGACCAACGTTTAAAAGAAAATATCCAAAATATTGATGTTGGTCTTAATGCTGTGTTGGCATTAAAGCCACGCAAGTTTGATTGGAAGGCTGGCAAAGGTAAAGACAAGAAAGGTGATCGTGGTTGGATTGCTCAAGAGTTTGAGCAAGTTTTCCCTGACATGATTAGCACTTGGAAAGACGAGCCTCCTGAAGGTGAAGAGCCTTACAAGGCTATCAATGCTGACCTCATCCCTGTGCTGGTTGCCGCAATCCAAGAACAACAAGCCCTCATCACCAAATTACAGGCAGACGTAGCCGCCCTTAAAGGAGCATCAGCATGAGCGTAACCATTAACGGCACAAGCGGCCTTGTATTTAACGATGCGTCTACTCAGGCGACAGCGGCTACTGGCTTTGGGTTTAAAAACCGCATCACAGCACTGGAAGCAAAATGAGCGCTGGCAGTATCAAAATTCTTTACGAGTAAACATCATGACACACAGAATAGTAGTTAATTGCGAAACAGGTGTAACCACACAAGTGGAGTACACCGCTGAAGAACAAGCAATCCACGATGCGGCAGTAGCGGCTCAACAAGTTGAACAGCAACAGCAAGAACAGCAACAAAATGAATCTACCTGAAATTACTCATCACTTCAGTGATGGCTTATACGCAAAGGAATCAGTTTTTCCTGCTGGTATGGCAATCATGAAGCACACTCACAGCTTCAGCCATTTGTCTATCTTGGCAATGGGCAAGGTTGCTGTATTGCGTGGTACTGAGATTGATATTGTTTCTGCTCCTGCTTGCATTGAGATTGAGGCTGGTGTTACTCATGGTGTAAAAGCGATTACTGATTGTGTTTGGTTTTGTATTCATGCCACAGACGAGAAAGACCCGTCAAAAGTGGATGAGATTTTGATTAAGGGAGATTAATATGCCATTTCTTTCTATTGGCGCTAGTTTAATTGGTGGGTTAATGCAGGGAAGTTCTGCTAGAAGTGCGGCTCGTACTCAAGCTGATGCTCAAACTCGTGCAGCCCAAATAGCGGCTGAAGAAGCTCGTTTTCGACCTGTAGGTGTAACCACACGCTTTGGTGGCTCTCAGTTTAAGTATGACCCTTCTGGTCGTGTTTCTGGCGCTTCTTACAAACTTTCCCCTGAACTGCAAGCCTATCAAAATAGGTTTAGAGGCATGGCTGGTGGTGCTTTGAGCCAAGCAGAACAAGCCCCAGAACAGTATGCTCCTTTAACTGGTGCGGCTAGTAATCTCTATGGCCTTGGTCAGCAGTATTTAGCTCAAAGTCCTGAACAGGTTGCGGCTCAATACATGGCTCGTCAACAAGACTTGCTTGCTCCTAGCCGTGAGCGTCAGATGGCTCAGTTGCAAAACCAGTTGTTCCAAACGGGTCGTGGTGGCTTGTCTGTAGGTGCTACAGGTATGCGTCCAGGCGGTGGTGCTGGTTTGGGTGCTACTACTCCTGAGATGGAAGCCTATTACAACGCATTGGCGCAACAAGATGCACAGTTGGCTGCTCAGGCTCAACAGGCTGGTCAAGAGCAATTGAAGTTTGGCGCTGGATTGTTTGGCGTTGGCTCTGATTTGATGAATCAGTATCAGTTGGGTCAGGTTGGTGCTTTGCGTCCATTTGAGGCTTACATGGGTCAAGAAAGAGCTATTGAAGGTCTTGGACAAAATGCCTTGGATATTGGCATCAATTTGGGCGCTAAAGGCATGAGTCCTTCAGCGGCTAATGCTTTGTATTATGGTGGTACTGGTGCTGCTGAAACAATGGCAAAAGCAAATGCTTATAACCCATTAGCTTCTGCATTGCTTTCAGGCTCACAGAATCCTCAATTGATGAATGCGTTTACCTCTGGCGGTTTTGGTGGCGGTTCTGATGCTTACTTTGGTAGGAGTGGCGGTTATGGGTTTGATATTTCCAAGTTGTTTAGCTAATAAGGAATAAATCATGGCGACACCATCACAAGTTTTAGGTTTATTCACAAGCCCACAGCAGTATCAACAACAACAACAAGACCTTGCTCGTACAAGAGCAATGGAGTTTGCTAGGCTTAACCCATTTGAGCAAGCCACTGCCGCTATTGGTCAAGGTTCTTATAACTTGGCTGGTGCTATTGGTGGTGCTTTGGGCGGTCAAGACCCACAGTTGCAGAAGATTACACAGCGTCAACAATTGCTTGGAATGATTGACCCTGCAAATCCTGATTCTTATGCTCAAGCCATTCAAGCCGCATTGCAAACAGGTGACCAAGAAGCCGCATTCTTGTTGCGTAATGAGATGGTGAAGGTCAAGCAACAGGCGCAAGAAGAACAGTTGAACCAGATGAAGGTGCAAGATTACTTGACTCAACGTGGTCAGGGTATGCAAGCCGCTGGTCTTGTTAATTTGGCCAATGAGTTGGCTGGTCAACTCAAGAATCCTGATGGCACTATCAATGAGGATGTCAAAGCTAAGTTGCTTTCATTCCCTCAAGGTCGTGCGGCTATCTCTGAACAAGCCAAAGTCTTGCCTGACTTGCGTCAACTTGGTGCGTCTGGAACTCCTGAAGTCAATCCATTTGATTTGTTCATTAACGACCCAACAGTTCCAGCACCACTTAAGACAACTGCTAAGCAATACCAAAGCAGTTTTGCCAAGGGTATTTATAGCCCTGAACAAGCAGACAAGTTGGTTGAAAGACTGGCTACTGCAACTCAAAAAGCTACTGAGTTCCAACAGACTCAATCTCGTCTTGAGCAAAACCAACAAATGTTGGACTCTTACAGACAGCTTCAAATTCATACACAGTGCCTGCTGACAACGTAACGCCAACACCAAATATACTTTGTGCGCCAGTTGCATTAGCCCCCGCAAGATCAGCATTCAATCTGTAGTACTGTTGAGTCGGCACAATGCCTCGTTGTGTGCCAACAGGTGTACCAGTAAAGATTGGGCTTGAGTATTCAATATTGCCAGCGGCTGCTGTGCCAATCAGCGTGTCAGAAGTTAAAACAAGTATTGACATGATTATCCTTCGTAGAGAATGTTGACAGAGCCAGCGTCAAATATGTCAGTTGCTGGAGAACCTACGGTTGTGATACGAACTCTGTCTAATGCGCCGCCAAGTGCTGGAGATGATCCACCAGAAGTAATGGTACGGGCTGCGTCACTACCACCAAAAGAACCGTTTGCTGTCCATGTATTTGAACCAAGCAATGTAATCATTAGATTACCGCTTACCACAAAAGAAGCAGCGGCTGCGCCGTTACCAATAATAAAACCAGCGGTTGAGTTTGTACTTGTAACGCCAGTCGATGACACCGTTGTAGCTCCGATATAACCTGACGATGTTACCGAGCCTGAACCAATCTGAACCAAATAGTTAGAAGAACCGTTTGTAGAAAATCCACTAAACATCACAGTGATGCGCTTTACCCAAGATGGAATGCCTGTGAAGTCAATAGAAGTGCCACTGGTTGAGGCAACAGCAGTCGCCAGCGTATTCATCGAATTCGTGGCAGTACCCGCCTGAAGCGTCAATGTGTTAGACCCTGCAACAGCGGGGGCGGCAAGCGTCAAAGTACCGCTTGTGTCTCCAGCAATAATCAATGATGACATATATTTCCTTTACAAAATAACCCAACGACTACCACTAGGAATAGTGACAGCAGTTGATGTTGTGATTGCGGTACTAGATACAGTCTGTGAAGCTGAAACTGTATAAGTGCCTGTAGTACCTGTACCAGTTCCAAATGCACTGATAAATGTTCCAGCAGTTACACCAGTTCCACTAATGATAGAGCCAACAACCAAAACACCAGAACCAGTTGTTCCTGTGATTGTCAAAGTCGTTCCAGAAATAGAACCTGTGCCAGTAAAGTTTGCGGCAATGGTAATCGGGCCAGTAGCCATAGCATTTTTGCCAGCAGTTATTGAATACCCCATAGTCACAGTCTTGGAGTTTTCGTAAAAGATGTCATTGCCAGCAGTTCCAGTAGCGCCTCCACCACCCACAGAAGACCATGCTGTGCCGTTATAACCTTCAAATAATGACGTAGTTGTATTAAATCTAATTTGACCTGAAGATGTACTTACAGGACGTTGACCAGTAGTACCCTTAGACAATAAAACAGCACCAGTTGAATTAAACAAAGGGTCAGCAGAAAAAGTAGCAACTCCAGTAATAGCAGCAGTTCCAGAAACGCTCAATGTTGGAATTGTCACTGTTCCTGTAAAAGTAGGTGATGCAACATCAGCCTTTGAATTCACCGCAGTTTGAATATTGTCAAACTCAGTATTGATTTCAGTACCCTTGACAATCTTTAATGGGTCACCAGAAGTTAAGGTGTCCTTAGTCGCAAAGTTGGTTGATTTGGTGTAATTTGTCATGGCATTCCTTTAAGACATTCTGCCTTGTTTTGTCTGAATTTCAATCTTCTGGATTGATAATTGAGATGAATTAACAGTTGTTTCATATCCAGTTTGAACAACTTTTCCAGAACCAGAGCCATTTGCAATCAATGTTTGCAAAGCAACTCCTTCTGAATAATAAGCAACTATCGTGGCATTTGCTCCATATTCTGCTACTCCATACTCAGAAACACCTTGTGCTGGAATCAAGATATTCTCAGACAAGTAGTTTGTCAGGAAGTCATATCCCCACTTGATCGTCACATACTGATTGCTACCGCCAATGACAACAACACTGATTTTTTTTATGATTGATGTTTGTGCTTGGTTTCCAAGGTCAGCATGATTTGTGTAATAGGCAAATTGATAGGTATTTGTATCATCAAGATACCCAGAATATTTACCAATATACCCATTTTTACCAATCAACAAATCCCCATTGCGCCTAGACAAAAATGATTTAGGCTCAATAGAATCCCATGTTGATGCTCTAAATGCGCCATTAGGTAACGATTGTCTCGTATCAAAACAAAATACTTGTTTAACAATAGGTGCTGTTAACAAGTAAAAGGCTTCTCTTTCAGAGTAAATAGATTTGATGTTTGCCATGTTGTCGCCTGACAATGTAGTCATCAAATCATCACGCACATTTCTAGACAAGTCACGCTCTGGAGCAGACTTCTCTTGGATTGTTCTCATCAAAGAACGAATGCCACTGTTGGACAAAAACACAACATCAGTGCTAGTGGTCTGAATACTATCCCTAGCAATGCAACCAATACTCTCAACAGTGTCACTCAACGCCATTGTTGATGGGGTAGTTGCACCAGAATAAACCAAGATTTGACGCTTGCCAAAGATGAACAAGAAGCCGTTATGAGCCGCCAAACCAGTGACTTCATCAGCACCATTAGGCCAAACATTGTTGACGTTCAAACTACCAGAACTACCAGTAGCCCAAACATGACCCGCAATCAAATCACTAAAATAGACAGTGGCATTGTTGGTAGTGGTGTTAGCTGCCCACAAACGTCCATAAGCAGAAATACAAATATTGGCATCAGGAACTGTAGCCACATAACCTGTCTTCTCTGAAACACGGCGATAAGTGGTTGTACTAACAGCAGGGTCGTAAATCAAAGGATTGTGACCAGACTGAAAGAAGTATGTAATTCCATTTAAGGATGCACATTGCCAGTTATTAGCCGTGATGGTAGGAGCAGACCCCCCTCCCCCATAGGTTAATTCAACAACAACATTAGAACTATCAAGTTTGAATAACTTATTGTTGCCAGCAAATAACACAGTTAAAGTGCCATCTGCTTGGATAAGTTCATGTATTACGCCAACATCATTTGCTCCAAGGTTTCCTGAAGATGAATTAACCTTAGTCCAACCTTTTCTACAACCAATACGACCATATTGGTCAATGATGCAATTAGTCGCAACCAAAGCATATCCACTCTGCAAATCGAGAGGCGAGTCTTGAGTGTTCAACCCATAAAAGCCTGGGGCTGATACTGTTGAAACTTGGAGTGCTTGACTCATGTTGCCACAAACTCCTGATTCTCAGGATAACGAGTGCCTTCCAAAGCAATGTAATCTGACAACATTGTTTTGTACAACGCATGAGCTTCAGATGAACTCAATCCACCATCTTCACCACGCTCAACCAAAGCACGAGAGTAAGCATTCTGAGCTACCAACACATCAGGAACAGCCACAACAGTAGCGTCACTAGACAATGTTGACTGTGGCACTGTCAGGCTAAAAGGGATGCTGTAAACGCCATCAGGACGAGGATAAATCGTTACCTTGGTGTCATAGCTACCATCTACGCCATCAAAAGCGTAATAGGCGGGAATTCCATTAACAGGTGTAGAGAAGTTCTGATAGCGATTCATTGACGCAAAGTCAATGTTCTTCATTCTCAGATTGCTAGTTACATTCAGTACATCAAGCACTTGGAACTTCTGACCAGCGCCAGTTAAAGCATAAGAGTATGTGCCTGATGTTGTAGACAGGGTAACGGTAGTGCCAAGCACATTCCATGCAAAAGCATCTTCAACTTGACGTTTTGCATCATTGACAAACTTGCCAATCAAAGATGAATAAGATGTTTGGGTAACGGTTGAAACTGTTGTTTCACGCAACCTTACAAGGACATCATTAACAAGTTCTAGGTATGTCATCTGCTTTTTGCCTTTGCTTTGTTCCTTGCGGATATAGCTTGAGCTTTTGCCTTTGCGTCAGATTTGGAGTTAGCACCCCAAGCCTTTAGCGAAAGAAGCAGTCTTGTTGGTTCACCTTTCTTGTCGTATTCAGGGCCATCATTGCCACTCATACGAGCCAAGAAACTTGCTCTGCGGGGATTATCCCCTGATTTCACTGGTGCTTTCAGATTGCCACCAGTTTCCGCATTATAAGAGGCTCTCCCCTTGGCATTCAAGCCGCCACGAGGATTTTGACCAGCTTTTGTTTGCCAAGTAGGAGATTTCATTTACTTCACCTTTTTAGGCTTCTTTGCAGTCTTAGCCGCCTGTTTGAAGTCAGCAGCAGTAGGCGCACCCTTGCTTCCTACCTTCCTCATCTTCTCGCCAGAACCAGCCTTGATACGAGCTTGTTTGGCATGAATCGCAGAATAAAGTCCTGGCTTCATTTCATCTTCTTTCTAGGTTTGGCTTTACCAGCTTCACTCAAAGCAATGGCAATAGCCTGTTTCTGAGATTTGACAACAGGGCCACCCTTACCAGAGTGCAATTCACCCTTGCCGTATTCGGTCATTACCTTGCTAATCTTCTTTTGAGCCTTGGTTTTCATACCAACTCTGTCACAGAAATTGTTGAAGAAGTAACGCCAGAATCCTTAATAACCGCAATCTTTTGACCAGGGGTTACCTTAATAATCTCAATTGAGTTATTGGGCATTATTGGTGAAGTTGTCAGGTTTGCGGTTGGGGCAGAACCGAGCTGATAGTGGCAATGACCCAAAGAGCAAGCAATACGAACCATAGTGGTATTAGCACCAAAAGCCGTAGACGCAACGCTTGAGTTAGTCACTGAGAAAACTTGGGTTGTGCCAATAGCGGCAACACCATAAGCAACTTGATTAGGGTCGAGTTGGAATGTAGACATTATTTACCTCTTGAAGATTTTTTCATCATGTTTGTAGCGGTACGACCACCACGCATGGGCATACCCATTTTTGGCTTGCCAACAGCAATCATGACAGTCACAGGGACACCCTTTTTCTTGCCATACTCTTTGGCTTCTTTCTCGCCTTTTTCAGAGTAGGGAAACTTCTTTTTTCCGACCATAGGCATAGTTTTCTCCTTATTTCCAGATACGATCAACAATAAAGGT